CTTTTGATCCTTCTATATAATACCACTTGTGCATGTGTTGCACACAAATATGGTCCATTGGTCAAGCGGTTAAGACGCCGCCCTCTCACGGCGGAAACAGGGGTTCGATTCCCCTATGGACTATTTACGATTTTGCGTATTTTCCACGGTTTTACGTGGTATACAAAGACGTTTTACACCGTTTTAAACCATTATAAATTGTTTCATAATGGGATTTTAATGGGATGATATTCTTGATGCTGTAATGATTATATAAAAAATGTGCATTTTTGTGAGTTTATAAAAATTTTATAATTTCGCAAAAGAGTATCTTTTTTTATGCATAAAATTCCCAACTTGGGCATATAATTGAGAAATAGTGGAAAAACACATGAAAGGGGATTACCATGCCAAGAGGTCAAAGAAGAAGTAAGAAAGAAAAATTAATAGACAAGCTTAATGAAGTTAGAGAATCCATTAAGCAATATGAGTCTGCAATCATGACATTAAGAGAAAATGAATCAGAGATCATAGACGAACTTGAAAGAGAAGAATTAAATGAATTATTAGAAACTATGAGAAAAAGGAATTTAACCACAGAGGATATTGTTAATTTGATTGAAGATAAATATTCTGAGGATTCAGAACAAACAGCGTAAAAAATAGGGACAAGTTCGAATATGAAACTTGTCCCTTACTTCTAAAAACGTTATGTGCCAAAGTGGTTCCTTTTTAAAATGCATACTAATTATATAATCCATGGCTGGTTTCCAACGGCATCATTAACCAGTATCCATTTGGATAGTCATTAACTTTCGAATTAACGAATTCATGAACCTCCATAAAAGAGCCACAGTTTTCGTCCTCAAACAATCTGACACCGAATGGATTTGTAATATCAATGCAGATTACTTTATAGGGTGTTTTGTCGTCGTGTTGCAAAGAATGGTATAGCTCTGGAAAAATATCTCCCATTTCTTTTTCACTTCCAGTTCTCATCATAAGTTCATCCTCCATTATGGTTTAAAAATATCCCAAACATCTACATCTAGAGCTTTGGATAGCTTATAAGCAGTATCAATACTAGGATTTGTTATTTCTTTATTTTCAAGTTTTGAAATTAATGATCTGCTTACGCCGGATTTGATAGCCAACATTTCCTGTGACCAAGACCTTATCCAACGCAATTGCTGTAGATTATTTGTCATTACGCACACCTCTTTTTCTTAGCATGTGCAATTTTCATGTGAATGAAACATTTATTTCATCTACAGGTATAATATCATATTAATTTGGTATTATGAGAAACACTTTCTCGAAAATGGTATTGAAATTAAGGATGAAATTTGATACAATATATAATTAAAAGATATTAGCGAGAATTGGTGACGACTTTTTCTTAACTTTGAGGTGAGAATAATTGGCGAATGGAAAACTGCGTGTAGCAATCTATATTCGTGTGAGCACACTGGATCAGGCTAGGGAAGGGTATTCCTTAGCGGCTCAAGAGAAGACGCTGCGAGACTACTGCAAGGCGTATCATTATGAAATATATGATCTGTATGCTGATGAAGGATATTCGGGAAAGGATATAAAACACCGCGACGGCATGCTGCGCCTTTTAGCAGACGCACAGGAACGAAAATTTGATATTATTCTCGTCTGGAAGCTTACTCTGTTCTCACGCCGATTATCAGATCTTACGAAAACATGTGAAGATCTGGAGGCAAACGGGATCTATCTTGTAAGCTACACGGAAGCATTTGATAGCAAGACACCGGCTGGAAGGATGCTCCGTGGGGTATTAGGTACGGTTGCTCAATTCGAAAGAGAAGTGATTTCTGAAAACGTCTCTCTCGGCATGGCAGAGAGGGCACGACAAGGAAAACCCACATGCTCGTCCGTTCTGGGGTATGATAAATCTGACAAGGACACTTATATTGTGAACCACCCACGACCCTTTAGGGTCGGGGCTTCTAAAGCCGGTTCACCAGACTAAGCTACAGAAATGATAGCTACGTTGATTTACTCATGACACCCTCGGTTGACGCATCAGACCGTCGCTCTGTCGTGTATATTTAAGTAGAGTTGAAGGGTAAGACTCGGTGATATACACATGCAAGGTATTTCAACATTGTCGAGATGAAGACGGAAAGACCGCACGGTAACAGTGCGGAGGAGTACGCATAACCTACAGAAATGGAGGCGCACAACATGAATGTGTATGTGCTAAACACAAAGAAAAAGCCACTAATGCCATGTAGCCCGTGTAAGGCAAAGCACTTATTAAAAAAGGGCAAGGCAAAAGTAATTTGTAAAACACCATTTACAATTCAATTAATAGAATTTGATGGTGGAACCACACAGCCATTAACTCACGGCGTAGACACAGGATCATCTATTATAGGAAGCGCTGTAGTTGATGAAGATGGTGGAGTCGTCTACCTATCAGAAATAGAAGTCAGAAACGATATTTCAGACAAAATGAAACAACGCGCAAAATATCGTAGGAACAGACGGAATAGAAAAACACGATACCGGAAAGCTCGTTGGTTGAATCGGAAGAACAGCATTAGAGGAGATAGATTCTCACCAACTATGACGAGCAAAATCAATTCTCACTCAAAAGAAATAAAATTTGTCAAATCCATTCTGCCAATCACAAAGCTAATATTAGAGACTGGCACATTCGATCCGCATGCCTTAAAAAATCCAAATGTGTTACATAATAAATGGCTATACCAAAAAGGAATCAATTACGGGTTCTCTAATACAAAAGCATACGTATTAAGCAGGGACAACTATACTTGCCAGCATTGCCGGGGTAAAAGCAAGGACAGCAAATTAGAGGTTCATCACATTATATTTAGAAGCGACAATGGATCTGACGGAGAAAGTAATTTGGTTACGCTTTGTAAAACTTGTCATGACAAATTACACAAAGGAGAAATGGTATTAAAAGGCGGTAAACATAAAAGTCAACTAAAACACGCCACGCAGATGAATAGTATTAGAATACAGTTACTTAGGCAATTGGCGTGCGAAGAAACATTCGGGTTTATCACAAAAGAGCACCGGCAGCTTATGGGATTACCAAAAGAACATTGCATGGATGCTGTGGCGATTGCAAGTCTGGAGAACATTCTAAATAACGGTCTGGCGAGTGTTGATTTTAAAACAGATTCCATTCTATATAAGAAATGCATATCTGGCGGTGATTACCAACAGTCTAAGGGCATTCGCAGCGAGCAAAAAATACCAACGGGTAAGATTTATGGATTTAGGAAGTGTGACAAGGTTGAGTATCTTGGTAAGGAATATTTTATCAAAGGCAGAATGTCAACAGGATATGCTATATTGATGGACATTCATGGGAATGCGCAGAAAATGAAGCCAATACCCAAGTTCAACAAGATGAAACGCATTGGAGCGAGGAAGCCTTGGATTGTACAAGAAAAAACCATTCAAAATATTGCTTGATGGAATAAAAAGAAGGGGCAATTCATCCGCTACCCTAAAGGGATAGCGGTTTTCTTGCCAGATTTTGATAAATACAACAGCGTACAGAAGATCCTTAAAAAACAGGGCAAGTATACAGGACGTGACCGCAAAACACAAATTTTATTACTGCCCTAATGCTAATTGTGTGTTCCCCCGCATTTGTGTGAATTATTTGTTATAATCAAAAAGAACACGGCTAGAAGTGGTTGTGTTCTTTTTGATTTATCTAACTTAACCCTTAGACTTATACTCTGAACTGTCCAAAAAGCTCTTGTGCACTTCTGCACGGGTCATGCCAGTACTAAGTAGATTGAGCCAGTGTTTTTTACCTTCCGCGTCCGGCTCTCTGTATAGCAGGTAGGTATATAACTCTCTTACGTACCGTTCACGCCCCTCCTGACTATCAATAACAGCATTTGCCACGCTCTCCCATGTAGCGCCTCCTGCAAGGAGAGCAGACCAACAGGCGAGACCTCCCGCATCTGGCAAGCGTCCCAACTGCGTAATGTATAATTCAGTAAGCTTGTCCGTCCATTCATTGTGATCAGAGGCATCTGCGGGAACTGCCCGACGCACACAGATCAAGCCCCTGTTACCAATTGGAGCCGCTACTGTATCGGACTGCCGTGTACGACAATAGTCCATCAGGGACTTGCGTGTAGGCCCGATACCAGACCCATGCCCACTAATCTGCCCGTTGCCAACATACATCTCAACATGTCCTACATAACCGGTTGTCTTGCGACTGGCATCTCGTCCCCTAAAATATAGAACGTCACCGGGCAATAACTTTGATTCGTCAGGGATACCATTTTTTATGCCAGCTTCGATTGTGGTCAACTTACTGGACTGGATCTGTGCTTCTGTATTGCCGCCAATGCTGATACCAAGAATCTCTTTGTGTACCCATTGTGTAAGGGAAGAGCAATCACTATATCCAGTGGCTACTTGATCGCGTTTATCTCCCTGTGTATAAGTATTTTTACCTTCTCTGCTAATCAGTTTTTTTACTATTGCTTGTCTTTTTTCTGTTGCTGTCATGCTTTACTCCTCCTTTGTGTCCAACTCGGGCAGTCCTGCAAGAGATGTCAGCAGGGATATTCCACCCGCTAAGATCGACGCGGACAATACTTGTACCCAGTTAACATCCGTTAAAAATACCGCCGTACCAAGTAACGCTACTGCTGTCTGCGCCACTGTCTTGACTGCTCTCACCCCTGCTGCTTCCCACCATTTTAATGACTTTAAATTTTCCATTTTAAATTCTCCTTTTCTTTTATTCAAAATAAAATAACCCCCTCAATATTGAGAGAGTTAAAATTATTGTTGGCTTGGTTTTTAGTAACTGAAAACTTTATTAACCTGCGGTGCCCTTTTCAGATTGTTCTAACATGGATTCGTATTTTTCTTTTGTAATTTCTTCCCAATCATCCGGGGAAGCTTCACTTCCCAAATATATTAGCTGTGATGGTGATTCACTATTATGTAGATATATGTCTGGATTTGTTGATATCAATATTCTTTGCCCATTTCCCAATGTGTACATTTGTTTATACATTTATTTTTCTCCTATGCCAGTGTAATATTTTTGGCTGTGGCTTCAGCAATTATTTTTTCCGATAATTTAGCCAAATTAGTAGGGCCTATCGTCAAAGTAGGCGAAGTCTTTCCCGTCATATTCGCATAATTGTGTATTATATTTTCCGATGATGTTATTGACAAATTGATACAGTTCGTCACGTCAAAGGGTAATGAAATTGAGAATCCTGCCTGAACCGTTACGCTTGTGAGTGAATAACAATTTTGGAATATACTGGATCCAATGCTAGTTATTCCACTAGGTAATGAGATACTCGTAAGCGAAGAACAACCAGAAAATACTATATTTCCAATACTAGTTAGCTTATCAGGTAACGTTATACTTATAAGTGAAGAACAATTTTGAAATGCACTAGATCCAATGCTAGTTATTCCATTAGGTAATAAGATATTCGCAAGTGAAGAACAACCGTAGAATGTACTAGCTCCAATGTTAGTTATTCCGCTAGGTAATGAGATATTCATAAGGGAAGAACAACCAGAGAATGCACTAGCATTAATGCTCGTTATCCCATTGGGAAATACTATATTCGTAAGTGAATAACAATTTTGGAATGCACTAGTTCCAATGCTCGTTATCCCATTGGGAAATACTATATTCGTAAGTGAATAACAATTTAGGAATGCAGTAGTCGCAATGCTAGTTATCCCATTAGGCAATACTA